GTCGTGCTGTGGTGGGCCATGCTGCCGGACGGGTATTACCACATCGCGGCGGAATGGAAGTTCCGGGAGAGCACGGCCGATGAGGTGGCGACCCGGATCAAGGAACTGACCGCCAGTCTCGGGATCAAGCGGCTGCAATACATCGCGTGTGACCCGGCGATGAAGGGACGCACGGGCGCGGGGCGCGGGGAAAGCATCTTCGAGACGCTGTTGCGCCGGGGCCTGCCGATGCGCCCGTCCGATAACGACCGCGAGAACGGGTGGATTCGCGTCCACCACTACCTCCGAGAGAGCCCGCAGGGCCGTCCGTGGCTCACGGTGGCCCCGTCGTGCGCGTATGGCCGCCGCACCATGCCCGCCCAAGTGCAGGACAAGCACAACCCGGACGACGTGGACACGAACAAGGACGACCACTGGGCCGATGCCTTGCGGTATGGAGCGATGAGCCGTCCGAACCCGATGGCCACCCGTGAAGGTGTGTATGAGCCGCCGCCGGAGGGATCGTTGGCGTGGATGCGGCTACGGGAACGCCGGCCGCTGGGGATTCTGGGGTGATTCCGTCCGAGATTAAGAACCGGCTGGCCGAAGCCCTGACGATCACGGCCGAAGAGCCGTACATCGACAACCAGATCCAGCGCAATCGCGTGCGGCGCGAGTATCAGGCGCTCCACCAGCACCTCCGCGCCATCGATGAATGGCTCCGCGACTGGAAGCCGGTGCGTCAGAATAAGTAGATGTAATACACTCTAAAGAGAATAGCCCTTGTATAAGTCGGGCTAACTTGACACGCTGTTGTGTAGCGTGTATCAGGCCACCCCCGCACCCTTCTCTGACGAGGATCTGACGCTCTGGCGGAAGTCCATCGAAGGGGCGCGCAAGCTCCGGAAGGACAAGGCCGAGGCGTACGGGTGGCAAGAGAACATCGACCGCTACCGCCCGAAGAGCGTCAAGGACGCCGAGGGCAAGGTCAACATCGGCGTCGATTTCGCCGATGTGGAGCGCAAGAAAGCGGCGCTCTTCTACGACACGCCCGAGATTTCGTTGCTCTGCGACGAACCGGGACAGCCGCTCGCGCCGCCGCAGCCGCCGCCCCCGCCGAATCCTGATGGGTCGCCGTCCGGGCCTCCGCCACCCCCTCCTCCTACGCTGGGGTCGGTCGCGCTGATCCATCAGGAACTCCTCAACAATCTGCTCGGGGACAGCCAGATCGGCGTGAAGCACATCGTGGGGCAAGCCCTGCTGGATGTGCTCTTGGCCGCGGGCGTGGGGCCGGTGCGTGTCGGGTATACCGCCACGACGCAGGACACGCCCATCGAGACTGGCGCGGACCCTCTGACGGGCGAGCCGATCACCGAGACGGCTCCGGTCCCGATTCATGAGGAGTTCTGGATCGCGCGACGGTCGCCCATGTCGCTGCTGCTGCCGGTGGAGTTCCGGGATACGGACATCCGCCGCGCGCCGTGGGTGGGCGAAGACTTCTCCATGCCGCTCTCGCAGTTCCGCGCGGAGTACGGCATCCCCGAGGACGTGGACATCCCCACGGGCGGGGAGAAGCCGTATTTCGGCGCGGACGACTCGCGCGAGCGGGACGGCGATCCGGAAGTCACGGGCGTCTACCTCGAATACCGCGCCATGTTGTTTGGCAAGAGCACGCACCCGAAAGCGGTGTGGTGCCTCGTGCTGGTGGACGGCATGGATCAGCCCATCAAGCATGGGCCGTCGCAGCATCAGACGATTGGCGAGGATGGCCGGCTGACGCCGGATAGCCTGCCGGATTACACGATCCTCCCGCTGTGGATTCGTGATCTGCCGGACAGCGCATGGGTGCCCTCGGATAGCACGATTACCGCCCCGCTGACGAAGGAAATCAACAAGTACCGCACGCAGTCGATTGAGCAGCGCGACAGCGCGCGGTCGATCATTCTCTACGACCCGTCACTGATTACGCCCGAGACAAAACAGAAGATCGAACAGGGCGAAATCAACACGCTTGTCGCTGTCGCCCCCGGTGCTCTCAACACGGGCGGTGGCGCGGCCGGGATCATGGCGCAGGTCGTCACGGCTTCGCAGGGACGCGAATCGTATCTCGGGCAGGACTACATCCAGTCTGACCGCGAGCGCGTGCTCGGCATCTCCGCGAATCAGACCGGCAGCAACAGCGGCAAGAAGACGACGGCGACGGAAGCCAACATCGTCAACCGAAACACGGAAGCCCGCTTCAATCAGGAGCAGGCCCGCGTCACGGCGTGGTACATGGCCGTGGTCCGCGCGCTGGATGCGCTCGTGCTGCGATATGGCGATGTGCGCTTCGCCTCGACGCTCGTTGGGCCGCGCAAGGGTCAGGTGTGGGCGCAGTTCAAACAGGCGCTTGCGGGCGGCTACCGCTACGAAGTCAACGTCGATAGCGGCAAGTACATGGACGCAGAGGCCCAGCGCCGGCAGCTGCTCCAGATGTATCAGATGACGCGGCAAGACCCACTCATCAACCCGCAGAAGCTGATTCAGAAGCTCTTGACGGCGTGGGGCATTGACCCGGCCGAGGGCATGGCCCAGCCGCAGCCGCAGCAGCCTACGCCTCCGCAGGTGGGCGTCAGCCTCAAAGGCGACGACTTCAACCCCAATAACCCGCAATTCGAAATCGCTATCGCAATGGCGAAACAGGGCGGGTGGCAGATCAGCGACGAAGTCATCAACAACGCGAAGGCGGCGGCGAGCGCGCAGCAGGCGAACGCATTGTTCGAGCAGGCGATGTCGAGCACGGCTAAGCAGCCGTCGCAGCCTCCATCGATCAAGCACGGCGGCCCCGCACAGCAGCAAATGCCGATTTCCAAGCGCCAAATGGATGAGACCGGCGGCGTCAACAACGGGCCGGTGTCATGACCTGCGAGAAGTGCGGCAAGACGCTTCGGGTCGGGGATTTCCCGTTCTGCCCGCATGGTCACGCGAGCATGCAGATCATCCCGGACGACGTACCGGGCGGCTTCACCGTGGAAAACGGCTTTGACCAGCCGACCACGTTCTACAGCCGATCCGAGCATCGCAAGGCGCTGGACGCTCGCGGGCTCGAGATGCGTGTGCGGTGGGCGGGACCGCTGGACAAGCACGTCAGCCGCTGGGACGCGGTGGACGAGTACACGCTGAATGCCGCCAAGTCCCTCGTGGAGCGAACCCGATGAGTCTGATTCTGCCCAATGGACTGCGCCGACAGTCGATTGACGTGAGCGAAAAGGCCGTACAGGTCTTGATGAACCTTGAGCCCGTGCTGGCCAAGATGCAGCTGCATCTCGTGTGCCCGCGGTGTCTTGCGGCCGGACTCGGCCAGCAGGCGCTGGTGGGCGGCGACAACACGATGGGGGACAGCAAATGGACGGTGAGTTGTCAATGCACCGACCGGACGTACCACCGGGGGACGGTGAGCTGACATGTCCTGGCTGTCGCGTGTGCGTGAGTTGTTCACAACGCCCGAGCGGCCGGTGGATTTGCGCGGTGTGCCGGGGCCCCGTGACCCGCAGACCCTATCCGATCCCCCGCCCGTAGCCGCCACGAGTACGGCGGTGCTAGTGGAGCGCGGGGACCGACTGGTGTGGGAGACGACGGCGACGAATCCGCCTGCCCACACGATTTACATCGACGGCGACGACCGACCGTATCACCACGTCCGCGAGCACGAAGGCACGTGGGTGTATCAGCGGATGTAGGAGCGAATCACTATGGAAGAGAGCGTATCCACCAGTTCGGGGATGTCAGACAGCGGCGGCGCATCATCGCCCTCGCCGTCGAGTAGCCCCACGTCCGAGAGCCGTCCGAGCAGCTTCGCTGAAGCGTTCGAGATGGTGGGAGCCACGGACACTCCCAACCCCGGCGACGTATCGACCGCCCCGCCTGCGCCCGCTCCCGCGACAGTGGAGCCGGTGGCGAATCCCGATCCGACGACGGCTGACGACGCACAGGCCACATCCGCGAAGGGACCGATTCCCTTTGACCGTCACGAGGCGATTCTCCAGAACACGCGCCAAAAGACGGCCCAAGAAGTCGTGTCGCGGGTGCAGCAACAGTATGGGGGCGCGATTCAGTTCCAGCAGCGCCTGACCGCTGACCCGATTGGGACACTCACACAGCTCGTCGATGAAGCTGTCAGCGATCCTGAGATGGGACAGGCGTTCGTCTCTCACCTCGCGCGAGCACTCGGCGCGCGACGAAAGGCGGGCGCAGACCTCACCCCGATTGATACCGAGGTGGGTCCGGTCTACACGGCCGATCAGGTCAAGCAACTGATTGATCAGAACCTCAGTCAGCGGCTTGGTCCGATCGAGCAGGAACGTCAGAAGCAGGCACAGGCCGCCGCCGTGGAACGGCAGCGTGCCGAGACGCGACAGACCGTCGTGTCTCGTCTGTCTGAGTGGCAGAAACAGCCCGGCTTCAAAGACCACGAGCCGCAGATTGCGGCGAAACAGGCCGAACTCGTCTCCCGCGGCATGGACACGTGGTCCGCGCTCGGGCTGGCGTACTCGACCGTGGTCGTCCCCACACTCAAGGCCCAGCAGGCAACCCAGTTCGTGCAGGACGCTGTGAAGAAAGCGCAGGCCAGCACGAACAACCCCGCCGTGACGGCTCCCATCGTCAAGGCGCGGCCCCGGAGCTTCGGGGAAGCGTTCGCGCAGTTGCGCAAAGCGCAGTGAAGCTCAAAGGAGTTCGATAGATGGCAGCGAATGTAGGCGATCTCGTCGCCCAGGCGTGGCAGGCGAAGGTCGGCACCAAGCCCGAAGACAACATCACGGACGAGTACTCGCAGCTCGACCGGATGACCAAGGGCAAGGCGTTCAAGGGGATCACGGGTGGTCGGTCGATCATCATCTCCCTGGAATACGCCCTCAACTCGACGGTGGGCGCGGTCACTCCGACCCAGGTGCTCCCCGTCACGGCGGAAGAGCTGTTCGACGAAGCCGAGTTCCAGTGGAAGCAGTACGCGGGCACCGTCCCGATGACCAGCTTCGAGGACGCGGTGAATCGCGGCGACAACGCGAAGTTCGATCTGGAAGTCGCCAAGCTCGACAACCTCGAAAAGTCGATGCGCTCGCTGATCAACAGCGAGATCTTCGGCGCGGCCAGCGGCAACGAGATGCTGGGCCTGCAGGATCTCGTCCCGGATTCGCCCTCGTCGGGCACGGTCGGCGGCATCAACTACGGCACGTACACCTTCTGGCGCTCGCAGCAGACCAGCGGTGCGAAGTCCTCGACGGCGTATGACAACCTGCGTTCGGCCATGCGGACGATCCGCACGGCGTGCGCGCGTGGTCAGGGCGTCAGCTACCCCGAGTACTACGTGACGGGTTCGACCACGTTCAACGGCTACGAATCGCTGCTGATCGCCAACGAGCGCATCACGACCAAGGAGAACTCGGCCGCGAATGCCTCGTTCAAGGGCGATGTCTACAAGTTCGGCGCGGCCGACGTGTTCTGGGACAAGGACTGCGCCGACTCGCGCATGTACGCCCTGAACAACAAGAACCTGATGCTGGCGTATCAGGAGGGCTACTGGTTCAAGGGCTACCAGCCCGTGGACCCGGCCAACCAGCTCCTGAAGGTCTTCAAGGTGGAGACGCAGCTTCAGCTCATTTCCAACAACCGCCGCCACCTCGGCGTGATCACCTCGATCACCTAACAAGGAGACAACACAGACATGGCTCTTCTTTCAGGCCCGCCAGTGGGCTTCCACGCCGCAACCGGCGTGGTGGATACGACCGCCAAGGTGCCGCTGGGCACTCGTGCGCGTGGATCGGACGGCTTCTCGGAGTTCATCTACCTGCAGGGCGTGGCGTCCACGCTGGCGGGCTCGTGGGTGACGTACGACGAGGCCGGCCAGACCGCGCTGATCGTGGCCAACGGCAAGGGGCCGGTGGCGGTTGCCACGGCGGCGACCATCGCCAGCACCTACGGCTGGTACTGCATCTTCGGCACCTGCTCTGCGCTGCTGGCCGCGAACTGCGCGGACAACGCCTCCATCGGCCGTGAGACGACCGATGGCTACGCCGGTGACGGTCGTGCGGCCGGTGACGAAATCATCGGCGCGATGTCGCGTGGGGCTACCGCTGGTGCGGCGGCGCTGGCGACTGTGCAGCTGTCGTATCCGTTCGTGAACGACGCGACGGGTGCGTAATGAGCTTGCCTGCGGCGAGAACGCCGTGGGCAAGGGGCCGGGGGGCGGGTGCCTCGCTCCGCCCGCTCCCCGTGCTCTGTTCTGACGAGGAGAACGTATGCGAATGAACCGAGAACAGCGGAAAGCGCTGATGCGGCAAGCACTGGAGGGGGAAGACGTGGACGTACAGCAGGTGGATAACATGGACGTACGGCCGGAGCCGGTGGCAGACAGTCCGTCCCTGGTGGCGGGCGTGGACCCGAACCTGATCGCGCAGATCGCCGCGGCGGTCGCGGTGGCGATGCAGCAGCAGGGCGCGCATTCGGCCGACGTGATCGCGCAGGCGCTGAGGGACAACCGCAAGCCGATTCCCGAGAACACCGACGCCGAGTACCACGGGCGGTCGCACTATCACCCCGAGGGGAAGGACACGCCCCGTCCGGAACTGGCACGCGAGACGTGGCGGGGCTCGTGGAACCACGAAGAGCGCAAGGCGAACCCGCGCGAGAAGTTCGACCCGTCGCAGCTCCGCGACGATGAGATCGAGACGATCAACGCCCTGACGCCAGGTGACTACGAGATCGAACGGCTGGATGGTGTGAAGACGATGTTCCATGTCGTGGATCAGGACGACGCGCAGGGGAAGCCGTTCCGGCGCATCCTCGCGTTCCCGGCGCAGATGTACCAGAAGGAACACAAGAACGCGGTGCCCGATCTGAAGAGCATTCGTCGGCAGCTGCTGACGGTGGCCTAGATGACGCGCGGGGAGTTGCTCACGTCGCTCTATCGGCGGCTCAATAAGAGCGAGACGCCGGACACTGCGACGAAGAATCGACTGGTGGGCTTCCTGAACGAAGCCTATCGGGAGGTGCTGTCACTCCCCGGTATCCAGCGGCTGCGTGATGACACGCTAACGTTCGCCTCGGTGGCGAATCAGGCGCGGTATGCGCTGCCGTGGGTGCCCAAGATCAACCGGGTGTTCGAGACGACCAATGATCGGCTATTGCAGCCGATGACGCTCTCGGACTACCGGGCGATTGATCCTGACCCTTCGAGCACGACGGGGACGGCGGATTGCTGGGTGTGGGCGGGCTATACGCCAGTCGCCGTGCAGCCCTCCGACGCCTCGTCGCTGTATGTCAAGTCCACCAGCGCCAGCGACACGAATACCTGCTATCTCGAAGGCGAGACGAGCGGCGGGTATCCGCGGGCGGTGTCGGTGAGTATGACAGGAACCACAGCCGTTAATCTGTCATCGGCCGTGTCTGATTGGGTGCGCGTCACGAAAGTCTATCTGTCGTCGGCGGCGGTGGGCACAGTGACGCTCCACGAGGATAGCGGCTCGGGCACGGAACTGGCGCGGATCGGCATCGGGCAGACCTCGCAGCGGTACTGCGCGCTCTACTTCTACCCCACACCGTCCTCGGTCGTGACCTACACCGCAGACATCGTGGTCGGGATCACCGACCTGGCGCAGGACAACGAAGAGCCCCGACTCCCGGCGGATTTCCACGATCTGCTCGTGCTCGGCGCGCGTGTGCGGGAATACGAGAAGCTGGATGATGCGCGGCTCACGATTGCCTCGCAGCAGTTTGAGAGCCGGAAGCGTGACCTGATGTATTGGCTGGCGGAGACTGGCCATTCCGACCTGACGACGCGCATGGGGATGGGGCGGTCGCGCCTTGGTCCTTGGTATCCGGCGGGCTCGTGATGGTCACACTCGCCATCCTCGCGGCGTTCTTCGGCGGCATCGTGCTTGGCGCGATCCTGCTCGCGACGTATCACGATCACCTCGTCGCGGACGACCCGTGGCCGGTGACGGTGCCAGCGCCGGAGCCCGTGATCGTCGCGCCAGCTCCGGAACCTGAACCAGCGCCAGAACCGAAGCCGGAGCCTGAGCCCGAACCAGCGCCCCCGCCACCGGCTGTGGTGCGTGATCGGTTCGTGTGCGTGCTGGTGGGCGATGCGGGCGAAGAGAGCGTGCGGACGATGGCGTATCTGCCGACGAAGATTGAGCGGCAGCACGGCCCGCATCGCGCGGACACGTATCGGTATGTGGGGCTGGGGGCCGATGGTCGCCACCGTTTCGAGGTGACGCATGGCTAGCACCGAACGCCTCGCCAATCTCCCCGCGTCCTCGCAGACGGCGGGGGACAAGATCCCGCAGCACATCATTGCCGTCGATAGCGACGGCAACGAACTCGCGTTCGGCTCTGGCGGCGCTGGGACGCAGTACACCGAAGGCAACACCGACGCCACGATTACTGGCACGGCGGTCATCTTCGAGACGGACGAGGGCACCAATACGGTTGGTGTCGTCAACCAGTCGCAGCCCCTGCCGGTGCGGCCCACGGGCGCGGCCACGGGCGGGCATTCGACGTTCCGCAGCCTCGATCTGGACGAGAGCGAAGAGGAAGTCAAGGGCTCGGCCGGGACGGTCTACGGAATCATCTTCACGAACACGTCAAGCTCCACGCGCTGGCTGAAGCTCTACAACGCCACGGCGGCGAGCGTGACGGTGGGGAGCACGACGCCCCTGCTCACGATTGGCCTGCCGGGCACGGCTGGCGGGTCGGACATCACGGGCAGCATTCCGATCCCGCAGGGAGGGATTGCGTTCACGACGGCGATTTGTGCCGCCGCCACCACGGGCATTGCCGACGCGGATACGGGTGCGCCGGGGGCCAATGAGGTGTCGGTCAACATCCTGTACCGCTGATGCCCACGCTCTCGCTCGCGCGCTGTCTCGGAGCCATCGAGACGATGCACCCCACGGCCATCCCCGAGGGCTACGCCGTGTCCGCGATCAACGTGGACCTGAGCGCCACGGAGTTTCTGCGGCCACGGGCTGGCACGAGTTCCATCGGCCTGACGAGCGGCCCCGCGGCGGAGATTACGTACCTGTTCGCGGACAACACGAATGGTCGGCTGTGGGCGTTCGTGTCGGCCACTGGGACGGGCTACTACTGGAACGGCTCGTCGTGGTCGTCGGTGTCGCTTGGCGGAGACTTCACCAGCGCGGACACGCCGCATTGTGTCGCCTACGGCGGCAAGGTCTTCATTGCGTTCAACGGGACCGTGAACCGGCTGCACGTGTACGACTCGCTGTCCACGTCGCCCGCGGTGCGTCGGGTGGGGCTGGATACGCCAGCAGCGGCGACGGTGGGGAACACAGGCGCGGGCGCGTATGCCGC